TAATAATATTATCTTTAACCGTCGCTGTTACCCCCGGGGTCCCGTAAGTGCTGTTATTAATAAGCCCGGCCAACTCAACCGCATCAGCCTTATCGTCACCAACCACAGAAAACTCTCTTTTCGCTGGAGCAGTTTCTGCGTGGGCAGTAAATGTAATACCGTTAATCGTTACAGTTTGTCCGATTTGAACCGAATCAAGCTTCAGAGTTAAAATATTGCTAAATAGTATCTCAAAATTTAACCCGAACAGTTCTTCCAGTTTATCCTGGACCTCGTAAATCTCTTCTTCGTATTCATAGCGACTAGTAGGGAAAAAATATACGCGGCAGGTCATATCTCGCAATAGTGTAAACTGAGATTTATCTAGACGGTTTGTCTCCAGATTCACATAGAAAGCCGGCCGTTTAAAACCTTCTTTTACATCCGAAGATTGGACTTCTATCCCTGGAAACCCGTCAATAAGTTTCTTGTTTATAACCTTTTTTATATCTTTAAGTAACAGCATTGTATATAACCCCTCACTCTATAACCTGTTCGCAAAATATTTCTAGCCATTCATTGCTATAGTAAGGATTAAGAATATACTTGATATTAAATCTCTTCCCTCTAGCCATAATATACATATCTTCCGATATGTTTTTGCCTACAGCATATCTGACTTTTATTTTATGGCTAACATTAGCAAGTATAGTATCAGCTGCTTGACTTTGAAGCTTTCCTGTTTGAGGTATGACTTGAGCCCAGGTTGAGAAGAATTTATCATATTTGTGAGCTTTTTCATTCAAAGCGTTAGTGTATTCAATTTTCGCATAAACATCTACCTTTACATTAGTTGTAATTAAAAGGTCCTTCATTTTTTCAGCTTTAGATTTCATCTTCTTCGTCCTCCACCGGCAGCAGGGAGACGCCTGTCTTTAGCTGCAGTCGCAGTATTTCCTTCTGGAAGTTTTCCTCGAAGTATTCTGAAGCGTTGTTGTAGACATAGCGGCAATAGTCCAGGAGAAGGGCCACGGCAGGGGTAGGCTTTACGACTACGCTGTCCCGTGCTTCTTCCGCTTCAAGGATAAGCGTTATAGCTTCCTCTGTCGTTATCGGCTCCTCTTCACGCTTGACGGCCTCTATAATGTCCGCCAGAGCGCTTTCGTAAGCCTCATGCGCCGGTGTAACAATCTTATATTCGAGCTCTGTACCTACAAGATCGTTGATGTATTCCTTGCCCCGGTCGATGATGCCCTGCAAGAGAGCGTCCTCGTCGTCCCAGGTAATTTTTAGGTAATCCTTTGCCGCTACAAGCACATCACCCACCTACTTTCATGCGCTCCACCAACTTACCAAAACCGGCAGAGTTTATTTCATCCATCCGTTTTTCGGAAACAGTAAGCAAGTCCCCCCGTTTGTGGAGGGACTTGCTGTACTTGTTCCGGAAAGGTTTCAGCACTTTGGCTTTGATCTTTTCACTCACTTAAACCAGCCCCTATGCGATAGGCGTGTAGGTCACGACCAGGACATAGGTTTCGACTACTCCATCAACTGCAGAGGTGATAACGATCACGTTCGGCCCTGCGACCAGAGTAATCTCGTAGCTACCATCAACTTCTGCGGCCACCGGAGTTCCGTCCTGCTCCACCGCGATCACGGCGTTTTCATCGTTTGCGGTTACTTCGAGCGTGGCAACATTGTTGTCGCCGGAAGTTTCGTCGTCAGCAACCGCGCCGGTGTAGTAGTGTACGTTTTCGTCGAACGCCCCGAGGTCAACGTCAGCGGTCAGCTCGTCAGTCATTTCAATCCTGGCCAGCTTCGCATCGACATAGTCAGCAACGCGGACAACGGGATGGAACGGCTTCAGGCCGGAGATGTCGAGCAGCAAGAAACTGGTGTTGTCGAGCGGGCGTCCGGTGCCGTAGAACTTGATCAGATAGTACCGTTCGTCTTCCAGGAACTTGTACTCGTCGGAGTATTCGATCTTGCCAGCCTTCCCGGTACCCATCGCCATCAGGTAACGCCGCCCGATGCCAAGCGCGGCTTTGCCCTGCGGCATGTAGGCGCTCTGGATCACACGGGTCGGGAACGGGAAGATGTTGGTCACAAAAGTACCATCCTGCTTCTGGTACGTGGTCGCAGGCATCACCTTCGTCAGATAGTCAACCGGGTTAACTACCAGTACCACTTCGCGAACCACGCGGTGCAGACCGTTGGGACCGACAGCCACCTGAGAAATCAGGCCGCCGTAAGACGCGGGGCTGAATTCCGTAATCGGCTGGGCAACTTTGTCGGCGTAGCCGGTATTGATGTCGTAATTGTTCAGGTCCTTGATCATGCCGATCGGCTCCGCGATCGTGCCATTGTTTGCGATGCCGCGACCATTGATAATGCCGTCTTCCAACCCGTTCGCGATGGCCTCGTACAGAATCGTCCGAACGTACCGGTCCAGCCACGCCGGGCCGAGGTCCAGCATCGCCTTGCACACCGGCAAGAAGGCCGACAGCTTAGTCTGCTCCAGGCTGAGCTTCTGGAACTGCGCGCTCAGCTGCTTGGTAATCTCGCTGCACAGCTGGCCCCATACCGCCAGATGCCGTCCGTCCATCGTGGAATACAGATACTCGATCAGCGCGCCAGTGTTCTCGAACTTAATCGCGCCCAAAAGCGGGTGCTCCTCGGTAATGTCCTCGAATACGGCGTCGATGATCGTCTTCGGTAGAACCTCATCGAACCCGGCAAGGGACTGCTGCGGATTGCTCGACTTCATCGCCTCGATGACCTTCTGGTAGTAGCTGGTTTCCTCGCTGGTCAGCGCCCGGGCACCGCGGCCGGCCAGGACATGGTTGTCAGCGGCTTGCACAAGCCCCTTAGCCTCAGCCATAACCGCATCCTGCAGAATGTCGGTGTAGGCAACAAACGCCTCCTGGAATGCGTTTTCGTCGCTATCCTTTATCGCTTGGTTGATTTTTGCCACGATCTCAGCTTTCTGTGCGGCCAACTTATCCATGTTAATCATACTCATTGTGTTACTCCTTCCCGGCGAACAGTGCCGCCATTAAAGTTTTGGGTTTGTTTTGTTCGGGTTCCGGATCTGGTTCCGGTTCCGGTTCGGGCTCGGGTTCGGCCGGCTGGTGATCAGCCGCCTGCGTTATTGCTTGCCATTCAAGGATCATCTTCATCATCTGTCTCCGGACGCTCTGACTGGCCGCCTTTTGCAAGTCTGCGCTAATCACAGACGTGGCAAAACCCATCTCCAAGGCATCAGCCGGCGAGATCCATGTCTCGGCATTCATCAGCTTTTTAAGCTCTTCCTCGTTGATCGTCACGCGATCAAGATAAGCATTGATACTGGCCTGGGTAATTGTTTCCAGGTCGTCAGCTTCCTTGCGGAACTGGTTCTGGTCGCCGATGGCAAACGTCCAGGCGTTGTGAACCATCAGCAGGGACGCGTTGCTCATCACACGCTCGTCCCCGGCCATAAACACAACAGACGCCGCCGAACAAGCAAAGCCGTCGCATACTGTTTTAACCTTCGCCTTGTGTCGCCGCAGGACATTGTATATGGCCAGGCCTTCCTTGACTTCGCCACCATAACTGTTGATGTACACGTTAATCGTGTCCACCTCTAAGCCTTCAATTTCTTGGGCTAGGGTATAGCTACTAACCTCACCAAACTCCTCCCAAGCCCAACTTATAATGTCCCCATAAATGTACACATTTGCTTCGTTGCTGTTGTCGTCAATCGCTAGCGAATAGTACCGTTTGATACTCGCTCCCTCCTTTCACGTTATTTGCTTGCAGGCGGTCATTCACCACCCCCTGCAGCAATAACGTCCTCCACAGGTGAATAGTTCTTGGTCATCCACCTTGTAGTGCTCCAGTCGGTTCCTAGCGGCTCCATGCCCAGGGTTTTTAATACGTCGTCGATGGTATAACCGCCGATCCGGAGTAAAGTCTCTAGGGCGCCCGCAATGTTCTTAATGTCATGGGCCCGAATCATGCTGGTGTCAATCCGCATATACGTGCGCTCCAGGAACGACCGCTTGCCATAGTACTTCCGGTTTACCTCGTCGTTGATCAGCTCGGCCAGCGGGTTGATGCAGAACGTCAAGAAGTTGTCCATCGCCTTTTCGGTGTCCGCTACGCCGCCCTTTAGTAATACCGGCGGCACCTGGAACGCGATGGCCACAAAGTCGAACACGTCGTCGATGAACGCCCGGATCTGTGCGTTGTCCGCGCCGCCTTTGACGCCGATGTTGCTGGCCAGCTCGTCATATTCCAAGCTATTCGGCAGTGGCAGCACAGCACCGCCCTCAGCTTCAAAGAACCGTTTAAACTTATTTTTAAACAGGTCTTCCAATTCTTGCTGGCCTTTTTCGGTCTGAGAATAGTTAGTTGGTATTTTCAGCTTCCCACGCGGAGCGTTGTTCCGTTTATAGTTCGTCTGGGCCGCTGCAATCAGCTTACTATAGCTGTTATATAACCCTTCAATGACGGAGCGAATTTTCTCGTTATGCAGTTCGAAATGTAAGACTTCGCTTTCCTCGTAGCTTCGGTTCAGGCGGAAGTCGTCAATCACAATGTCCCGATACTGATAATTGCGAAAAGCAAATTTCTGAACGTGGTAACTGTCGGCGACATAGAAATGCCCGTCGTATTGCACGACTAGGCATTCGTTGCTATACACCAGTTTGCTAATTACGTCGCGCCAGAATTTAGAGGCGCTTTTGTTCGGGTTCGGTTCGACATTGAAAAGATAGTAATTGTCGCGCCGAACTTCCTCGCCTCGCTCAAAGGTCTGGAATTCGGCCTTACTCAATACGTTCGCGATCAGATTGATACACGACTGGATGGCTAACTGCTTGAAATAGATCTCGCTGGTGAGTTCGCCGATGAAGGCGCTTAAGTCAATGCTGCCGGTGTCTTTGTCAAACAGCGAAGTAAACCAATCCCATAATGCCACTTACTCACCTCCTCAGTAGGTATACACGTCCAGGCTCATTACGTCGTCTTGTGGTTCTTCAAGCTCTGCGTCTTTGCTGAGCGCGTGAAGCAAAGCAAAAAACCCGTCTGTCTTGCGGGTTTTTGGTTCGATCTTCAGGTATGTCGTGTTACCCTTCTTGTCCATCTCCTGGCACGTGTTATTTGTGTACCACCTCATCACAGGGTCGTCGCCGAATACCAGCGTCTCCTCGGCAAATATCTGCTCAATCAGGGGCGCAACCTTGGCGTGAGTAATC